CGAAGGCAACAAGGACGACGTCGGTGTCGTGCAGATGGAGAAGTACGCCGACTTCAAGGTCGCGCTGGAGATGGCGCAGAAGCTGGAAGACCGGCTCTCGCTCGCCTTCCTCCTGAACACGTCGATCCAGCGGAACGCCGAGCGCGTCACCGCCGAGGAGATTCGGTTCATGGCTGCGGAGCTGGACACCGCTTTCGGCGGCATCTACTCCACGCTCGGTCTCGAACTGCAACTCCCGCTCGTCACCCGCGTCATGTTCCAGATGGAGCGCCAGCAGAAACTGCCGGTGCTTCCGAAGGGCATGGTGCGCCCCGCCATCGTCACCGGCGTGGAAGGCATCGGGCGCGGCAACGACGTCGTCAAGCTGCGCGAGTTCGCCACCGACGTGGCTACCCTCGTCGGCCCGGAGAACGTGCGGCGCGAAGTCAACGTGCCGGACATCATCAAGCGCATGGGTGCCGCCCGCGGCATCGACATGAAGGGCCTGATCCCCACCGCCGAAGAGCGTGCCGCTCGCGAGGCGCAGGAGCAGGAGGCCGCGATGATGCAGCACCTCGGCCCGCAAGCCATCAACCAGATGGGCCAGATCACCAAGGCGGAGATGCAGGCGCAGCAAGCGCAGGCGCCCGCCTGACCACGCAACACCACTGAAGGAGCAAACATGGCGAACGCCATTCCCATCACGAAGCAAGACAGCAAGCCCGTCGAAGACAAGGACGGCCCCGAGGTGATCGGCAAGCTGCCCGAGGGATTCAAGATCCCGGCGGGCGCGAAGAAGATCGTCGTCGACGAGCGCGGCACCGTCCGCGTCGACCTGTAGCCGATGTCGGAACCCACCGCCGCCCCGGTCCCCGGCACGCCGGAGTACGACCAAGCGATGGCCGCGAAGTTCGAGTCGCACCAGAACGGTGTCGGCTCGGACGATGGCACGCCGAATCCTGAGTCCGAGGCCAAGCCGCAGCGCCCGGAGTGGTTCCCCGAGAACCTCTGGAAGCCCGAGCTGTCCCTCGAAGACAACTCGAAGGCGCTCGCGACGAGCTACGCCGAGGCCCGCAAGGTCATCTCGCAGCCGAAGCCGGTCGAGCCGCCCAAGTCGGTGGAACCGCCCAAGCCGTCCTTCGACGACCAGGTCAAGGCGCACGCGGACGGCAAGGCGAAGCTCGAAGCGGACCTCGCGGCCCTCAAGGCCAAGCCCGACGCCAAGCCGGAAGACGTGCAGGCGCTGGAGAAGCAGCTCAAGGACTACCCGCCGGCCCCGCAGAAGCCCGCCGAGGAGATGCCCAAGGCGCTCCAAGGCGTGGACATCCCCAAGCTGGCCTCCGAGTGGACCTCGAAGGGCACGCTCACCAGCGAGGACTACGCCGAGCTGGAGAAGCGCGGCTTCACGCGGCAGGACGTCGACTCGTTCTTCGCGGGCGCTGTGGCGCTCGCCGAGAAGCGTGACTCGCAGATCCTGTCGGGCGCCGAGATGTCCCGCGAGCAGTTCGACGCGGTCTCCAAGTGGGCCGCTGCGAACCTGTCGGACGCCGAGAAGGTCGCCATGAACGAAGCGCTCGCCAACGGCACGCCGGAGGCTGCAGCGCTCGCGCTCAAGGGGCTGCACACCAAGTACACCGCCGCCAACGGCGCCGACCCCAAGCTGCTCGGTGGGTCGAACAAGGGCGGCAGCAACGAAGGCTTCAAGTCGTTCGAGGAGTACAAAGCGGCGATGAAAGATCCCCGCTACCAGAAGGACGAAGCCTACCGCAAGTCGGTCATGGACCGGCTGTCGGTCTCGAACATCTAGCGGGGACGCTCCTCCTCCGCTGGCGCCTCGGCTCCGAAGGCATAGCGCCTCGCGCATCGGGCACCCATTCCACGCGCACGACTCCTAGGCTCGTGTCGCGTTCATCGTCGGCGGGCGCGTCAGCCCCGCACCCATTCCACCCAACACAAGGCCACCACCCATGGCTGCAAAACTCTACGACGGCAAGATTCGCGGCCTGACCAGCGCGTCTGCCACGCTCGGCACGCAGGACGTCGAGCTGTGGGACGACGGCACCATCCGCTTCAAGGATACCGCCGGCAACGCCTTCACGATCACCGCGAGCGGCCCCGAAGCCGTCCTGTTCCGGGCCATCTTCGGCGCCGGCGCCGGCAAGCCCGACCACCTGATCGGTCTGCCGTAGCACAACCCCCATGCATCGCCTCGGCGGTGCATCGCCGGGCCGCGCCTTCTGGCCGGCTCGGCTTCCCCTCTTCTTCAAGGAGCAACCGCAACGCGCCTTGGCCCACCTGAGGGTGGACAACCCTGCGTAGCGAGCGAGAGCGATTGAAGGGAACCCCGCAGCGGCGTCAGCCGCGATTTCCCACTCTCCTGAAAGACAACTGCCACCATGGCAAACGCAACCCAAGTCCAGTTCGGTGCCGTCAACAGCACCGGCGCGGCGGATGCGCTCTTCCTCAAGGTTTACGGCGGCGAGATCCTCGTCGCGTTCGAGGAGGCGTGCGTCACCGAGGACAAGCATTTCGTCCGCAACATCAAGTCGGGCAAGTCCGCCCAGTTCCCCGTCACCTGGAAGCTGAACGCCAGCTACCACACGCCGGGCAGCGAGATCGTCGGTCAGAACTCGAACGCGAACGAGAAGACCATCACCATCGACGACCTCCTCATCGCTCCGGTGTTCATCGCGAACATCGACGAGGCGAAGGCGCACTACGAAGTGCGCTCGATCTACTCGCGTGAGGCCGGCTTCGCGCTCGCCAACCAGAAGGACCGCAACGTCCTCCAGTGCATGGCGCTCGCGGCCCGCGCCAGCACCCTCGTGTCCGGCGGCAACGGCGGCACGTCGCTGACCTCCACCACCACGCTGTACCGCACCAGCGCCGTCGACCTCGCTGCCGGCATCTACTCCGCCGCGCAGACGCTCGACGAGAAGGACGTGCCGGCCTCGATGGAGCGCTACGCCTACGTCCGCCCGGCGCAGTACTACCTGCTCGCGCAATCGACGGCGATCCTCAACCGCGACTGGGGCGGCTCCGGCAGCTATGCCGAGGGCAGCATCCCGATGATCGGCGGCGTGAAGATCGTCAAGACCAACCACCTCCCGATCACGAACATCGTGTCCGGCCCGTCGAAGTACCAAGGCGACTTCTCGAAGACCGCCTGCGTGGTCTCGAACAAGATGGCTGCGGGCACGGTGAAGCTGATGGACCTCGCGCTGGAGTCGGAGTACGACATCCGGCGTCAGGGCACGCTGATCGTGGCGAAGTACCTCGTCGGCCACGACGCGCTCCGCCCGGACTGCGCGGTCGAGCTGAAGACCACGTCGTGATCGTCATGGGGGCTGGGTGATCCCGGCCCCCACTTCAAGGAAACCTCATGGGTCTCAACCTCTATACCTCCTTCGCCAACCTCGCGGCGAACGGCAACACCTCGTCCGTCCCGACGGCTGGCGAATTCAACAGCGTCGGCGCCTTCCTCGGCACCGGCGTCACGTTCGGCTCCGGCACCCTCAAGGCGCAGGTGTCGTTCGACGGCGGCACGACGTGGCTCGACGTGCCGAGCGCGTCGTTCACCTCCGGCACGGCCAACACCAAGCGGGCGGACTACACGGTCATCGGCCCGCTGATGCGCTGGAACCTCGCTGGTGCCACCACGCCCTCGCTGGATCTGCGCCAAGTGGCGCGTGAAGTCCGGCGCGGCGTGCAGCGCACGTTCACCTTCACGGCGAACGGGTCGAGCGTCCAGTTCCCCATCGGCACGACCGGCCTCGATGTCGGCTTCGCCGCGTGGGGCACTTGGGGCAGCGGCACGCTGGCCTTCCAAGTCTCGCCCGACGGCGGCACGACGTGGTTCAACGTCGACACGCTGACGGCGGACGGCATCAAGCACATCGCCGGCTCCAACAGCCAAGAAGTCCTCGCCCGCGTCACCCTGACCGGCGCCACCAGCCCGTCCCTGACGTGCGTCGTGGTCGCGCCCAACGGCGTGGCGTAAGCGACAAGCAGTCTCGCAGCAGAAGCAGCCTCCTTCACCGGGGGCTGCTTTTTTCCTCTGGACCCCACTTTCCAATGACCACGACCTCCAAGACGACGGAACTCGAAGCGATCAACACGATGCTCTCGTGCATCGGTGAGTCGCCCATCAACTCGCTCGACGACACCGGCTCGGTCGATGTGGACATCGCAAAGTCGGTGCTGGACGAAGTTTCCCGCAACGTCCTCTCGCTCGGCTGGAAGTTCAACCGCGAGACGGACTACCCGCTCTACCGGAACTCCAGCGGCCAGATCGCGTACCCTCCCAACGCCCTCAAGATCAAGCCCACCGCCCGCTACAGGGACAAGGGCTACGACGTCGTGCAGCGCGGCGACTTCCTGTACAACCAGAAGACCCGCTCGCTGGTGTTCGACAGCGACATCGAGGTCGATATCGTGTGGCTGTTCCCGTTCGAGGAGCTGCCGCAAGCCGCCCGCAACTACATCATGGTGTGCGCCTCGCGGATCTTTCAGGCCCGCCAGCTCGGCTCGGACACGCTCCACAAGTTCTCCGAGGCGGACGAAGCGAAAGCTCTGGTGGCCTTCAAGGACCACGAAGGTGACACCGCAGACTACAACTACCTGACGGACAGCTACTCCGTCGGGTCGATCCTCTGGCGGTAGCGATGCTCGTCTCGCGTCCCATC